ATGAGGATGTGCCGGAGGCCAACTGGTACATGAATGCGGCCTGGGTCGCCAAGTGGCTGAACTACGAATCCGGCAGCGAGACCGCCGCTTTCAAGGTTCTGGCTTCTGTGTACCCCTCTAGCCTGAACAGCACGGAGACGAAGGCCCTGGCCGATGCCAGCCTGAACTATTTCATCACGGTCGGCAACAAGAACATCAGCATGAACGGCAAGGTTGTTGGCGACGAGTGGGCCGACGTTATCCGGTTCCGGGACTGGCTGAAGAACGATATGCAGGTCCGGGTCGTGAACCTGTTCGTGACCCGACCGAAGGTTCCCTACACCGACAGCGGCATCGGTCTGGTGCAGAACCAGATGCTCGCCTCTCTGAAGGCCGGGCAGGATGTCGGCGGTATCGCCGAAGAGGAGTTCGATGAGGACGGCAACTCCATCCCCGGGTACACGACCTCTGTGCCCCTGGCGGCCAGTCTGTCCGCCTCTGAGCGGGCGTCTCGCCGACTGACGAAATGTACTTTCAAGGCCAGACTGGCCGGGGCTATCCACTTTGCGGAGCTGACCGGCAGCCTGACCTATGAGCTGTAAGGAAGGAGGGAACTGAGCAATGGGAAAGATCAAGACCTACAACCCGAAGGAGGTCACCGTTGCCTTTGGCAACCACATCGTCACTGGCTATGCCGATGATTCGTTTATCACCATTGACCCCAACGGCGATGGTGTGACCAAGAAGGTAGGCTGTGACGGAGAGATTGTCCGCAGTATCAGCCCGGATGATACCTACATCGTGAAGATCACGGTGTTGCAGACCTCCGACACCAACTCCTTCCTCCAGGAACGCTTTGCCGAGGATCGGCAGACCGGAAACGGTATGTTCCCGATCCTGATTAAAGACCTGAAGGGCGGCATGGTGTTCAGCACCGACGCCGCTTGGCCCATCAAACCGGCGTCCCGTGGCTTTGGCAAGGAGTCCACCAACCGCGAGTGGGAGCTGCACACTGGCTCCGGCAACCTGACCGAATAAGGCAATGAGAGGGGCTGCCCGTCTGGGCGGCTCCTCTCAATTCAATAAGGGGGTATTGAATTATGAAACAAATGGAAGTCACTGAAAAGAAAATCGGCGATAGCACGTTCTACATCAAGCCCTTCCCGGCCTTCGTTGCCGTGAATATCAGCGGCGAACTGGCCTCCGTGCTATCTCCGCTGCTGGGTGGTGTGGCCGCCCTGGTCGGAAACAGCAACGGGGAGGTAAGCTCCGAAGATAAGCCGAAGAGCATCATGGATGTCGATGTGGAGGACGCCCTTCCGGCCCTGACCTCCGCTTTCTCCAGCATCTCCGGCGATAAGTTCGAGCGCCTGATGAAGAAGCTTCTCGTCAACAACAAGAATATCTCGGTCGAGTGCGAGGCCACAGACGGGGAAGTCAAGCTCCTGGACTATGACCTGGCAAACGAGGTGTTCTGCGGTGATGTGCAGGATATGTATATCCTCTGCTTCGAGGTGATCCGCCTGAACTTCAAAGGTTTTTTCAAGAAAATCGGAGTCCAATTTGGAAGCCTAAAGGAGCTTCTTCAGAAACAGGCTCCGAGTACCAAAAATGGGGAGACCTCGACCTGACCCAATTCACGGAGCTGGAGATGAGAATGTATATCCTCATCAAAGCCCGGATTGCATCGAAGCTGGAGCTTGAAACGGTCTACACCCTCGATGAAGCTCTGAAGCTGTACGCCCTCTACTGCATGGATATGGATATCGAAAGGGGGAGGGCGGAGGAGTTGAAGCAGCAGGATCATCAGAAATAAGCGAAAGAGGTGACGGCGGTTGACGATCTCCGAATTTATCAACAGAATCGGATTCAGGGTCAATGAGCAGGATGTCGATAAGGTAAACAACACCATCGCTGGTATCAAAAACACCGCCTCCAGGCTCTTGGGAGCCATCGGCATCGGCCTCAGCCTCACCTCCGCAAATGAACTTGTTGAAGAGTTCACCCGTGTCAATAACCAGATTCGCAATGCTACCTCGGCTCTGGGAGATCAGAGGGAGATCCAGCAGCAGATTTTGGACGCTGCGGAGGCTACCCGGACCTCATACTCGGATACGGCCAATGTGGTCGCAATGCTGGTCAAGGGCAACTCCGAGCTGTTCAGCAATGTGGATGAGGCGGTGAAGTTCAACAACGCCGCCACGATGCTGTTTAAGAGCGCCGGTAAAACGAACGAGGATATTGCCTCGTTGATGGAGGCCATCAACAAATCCTTCCAGAAAGGCTATGTTGACAGCGAAACCATCAGCCAGCTTCTGGAGCGGGCACCGGAGGCCGTGGCCCTGCTGAATAAACGGCTGGGCACCACATCGGACCAGCTCGAAGAGATGGCATCCAGCGGCGCCATGAAGGTATCCGACCTGAAAGCGGCATTCATTGACAGTGCCACGGAAATTGAGGCAGAGTTCGGAAATGTGAAATATACGATCATCGACGCTCTAACGGTGATCCGAAGTAAGTGGGGGCTATGGCTGGCCCAAACCAATGAAACGCTCGGCATCACGGATGGTATCGGCCGGTTTATGGTGTCAGCCTTCAACAAGGTCATAGGCGTCTTAAACCGGGTGCGGAACGGCGTGACCTGGCTGGCCGATAAGCTGGGCGGCGTTGATAAACTGTTCCGATTGATTGCAATGACGGCCGGTATAGCATTTACGGTTTTCAACTTCAGTAAAATCACATCCGGCCTGTCGTCCATATCGAAGCTGCTCACCAGCATCAACGTCAAGACCATGGCAATCATCGCGGTTGCCTTACTTCTTGCTCTGCTGGTAGAGGACTTCATCAACTTCATGCAGGGCAACGACTCGCTCATCGGCTCCCTGCTGGAAAAGACCGGCGTCAATGTGGAGGCCGTAAGGCAGACCATTATCAACGCCTGGAACGCAATCAAATCGTTCCTGTTGGCAGCCTGGGACGCTATCAAAAAAGCCTGCTCCGCTATATGGGGCGGTATCCGAGACTTCTTCAAGGAACACGGGGACCAGATCAAGGCCGGACTTCTGACCGCCTGGAACATCATCAAGAACGTCCTCACGGCGGTCTGGAATGTCATCAAAACTGTTGCACTTGCGGTCTTCGGCGATTTGCAGGAGTTTTGGCAGCAGCACGGGGAGCAGATAAAAAATGCTCTCGTCACAGCATGGAATACAATCCAGAGCATCCTTTCGGGCGTCTGGAATGTGATTAAGACCGTTGCGACCACCATTTTCGGCGGCCTGCAAAGTTTCTGGCAGAAACACGGCGAACAAATTACCCAGGCTCTGGTCAACGTCTGGAATGGCATTAAAAACGTGCTGACGATCATCTGGAACATCATCAGCACGATTGCCCGGATTGTGTTCAATAACCTGAAGAAATTTTGGGATACCTGGGGGAACACCATCATCACGGCGCTCACGGGCGTCTGGGAAGTCATCAAAGCAGTATTTGGCGCTGCCTTCGATGTAATTGCAGACCTATTCGCTGTATTCTCTGCGCTATTTGCTGGCGATTGGGGCGCACTCTGGGAGAATGTGAAGCAGCTTGTCTCCGACATCTTCGGGGGCATCATCAATATCGTAAGCACGATCTTGACGGCTGTATGGAACGTAATCTCCAGTATCTTTTCGACGATCTGGGGCTTCATCTCTGGCGTTGCCCAGAATATTTGGAACACCGTCACTACGGCGTTCACCAATATCCTGACCGGGATTACGACGACGGTAACCAACATCAAGGATGCCATCGTCAACGGCTTTACGGCCGCCATCGACTGGATCAAATCGCTGCCCGCTCAGGCCCTTCAGTGGGGTGCTGACATCATCAACGGCATTGTAGACGGTATCAAGGGAGCTATCGGCGCAGTGGGCGATGCTGTGGCCGGTGTAGCCGATAAGATCAAGTCCTTCCTCGGCTTCTCTGAACCGGATGAAGGCCCTCTGAGCAACTTCCACACCTATATGCCGGACATGATTGACCTGATGAGTAAGGGCATCACCGCCGGCAAGGAGAAGGTCCGTAAGGCCCTGGAAGGTATCACCGGAGAGATGTCCGTCATGGCGAGCGCCAACATGGTCAGCGGGGGAACGGCTGCCACGGCCGCCGGCACCAGCCAGATCAGCAAGAGCGTCGTCCTGAATTCCAACATCAACAACACCTTCAACGGTGACCAGGCCATCCAGCAGAAGGCGGCCGGGACTATGGATCGGTCTGCCCGGGATGTTACCTCTGAGCTGGCCCGGGGTCTGGCATACGCACGGTAAGGAGGGCGGATGAATGGGAAAAGCTACGCAGCCCGTATCCATCAACGGGCTTGAATTCGATGCCCTTATCGACGAGAGCCGCACTCTGGAGGCCACAGTCCCGGAGTATTCCGTTGAATCTGGCTTCTCAGTGAGCGATTCCGTCATCCTCAACCCCGAAAAGTTGAGCATGACCCTGTTCGTCACCAACACTCCGGTCACCTGGTATCGCCGTCACGGCGCCAGCCCGACCCGAGTGGACAACGTGGTCAAGCAGCTTGAGGAGCTGTACTTTGCCAAAGAGCCAGTCACCATCGTTACCTCGGATGCCACCTACACCAGCATGGCAATCGAGAGCATCACCATCAGCAAGAGCTTGGAGATTGGCTATGCTCGGCAGATCCCGATTTCCTTCAAAAAAATCCGGGTCACCACGGCCAAGACCACCACTATCCCCGACAGCTATGGTAAGAGCGGGGCGACGGCAGCATCCGCCGGGACGGCCAGCACATCCACTGGTAGTTCCGGCGGTGGTTCCGGGTCTGGGTCTGGCTCCGGCGGCGGAAGTTCCGGGGCGGGAGGAAGCAGCGGCTCCAACGGGAACAGCAAGTCAAGCATCCTGTATAACGCTGCAAGTTCCATTGGCTTAATCTGATTTCCAAATGGGCCTGCGGCCGCCGAAGCCCGGCGCTTTATGCGTGGGGTGCTCATGTAGGCGGCGTGGGCCTTCCATGTTCCGCTGCGGCTGCATGAGGCGAGCGGGGCAACACGAAGGGAGTGCGCTTATGGACTATACCATCATCGAGGTCCCGGATATGAACGACAGCGTATCCCGGGTGGTGCTGTCCGGGACCGCCTACCTGATTCGATTTACCTACAATGACAGCAAGGACTACTGGAAGTTCAGTCTGTATGATTCCCAGAACGTACCGATTGTCCTGGGCGTGAAGATCGTACCGCAGTTCCCCCTGAATGTTTTCCTCGGCTTGACCCGGATACCCGCCGGGGTGTTCGGAGCAATGAGCAAGCTGGACCGGATTGGGAGGAACGACTTCAAGAATGGAAATGCCCAGTTCATCTTCTGCCCGGTTGATTTTGGTGAGTGATTGTCCTGCGGAATGTCTGCGGAAAATCCGTGGACATTCCTGCGGATAGTCCTCGCCTGAAAATGAGGACGGTCCCACGGATAGTCCTCGCCCATCTGCATTTTCACCATTATTTTTGATGCGTCTGCGGATTGTCCCAGGGACAGTCCACGGGACAGTCCGTGGAAAGTCCAAAAAATTTCCGTCGGAAAATCCTCGGACAACAGGTTCAAAACGCTGTTTTGCACCACCATTGCACCGATTTTAACCCACCGCTCGGAAATGAGGATTTTAGAAAATCGTGATTTGCAATCCGAATTTACGATTACAAGATCTCTGCAATTTTAGCTTGTCCCACGGACGGTCCTGCGGACAATCCTTGGGACAGTCCGCGGAAAATCCAGTGGTATACCGTAACCGTAACCGTTACCGTAACCCTTATATATATTATTATGTTTTTACTATCGTAAAAACATTTGGTCAAAGCGAGTTTGACCGCCTGTTTTGACCTCTGATTTTGAAAGCAGCTCCGGCTCTGCCGGATGACGATATTGAGCGCATGGAGGTGAGGCCCTATGGGCGGGTATGACAATTTCGATAGGCAATACCGCCTGGCAGCGGGGCCGGCAGGGGGGACCGGCTTCGAGGTGGGGGAGACCTCGAAGGCGCAGCCCGTAGCCCCCCATATAAATTTCTTCCTCCAGAAGAGCGATTTGGAGACCCAGAACACGGGGCGAGTGACCCTGTGGAACCTGAATCCGCCCCAGCTTGCGGTCCTGAATGAAAAGGACTGCGTGGTATCTCTGAAGGCTGGGTACGGGAGCAAGCTGGCGCTGATCTTCGACGGCATCGTCAGCTATGTCAGTACCACCATTGACAGTGCCGACCGAAAGACGGAGATCGAGGTCATTGACAACCTGGTCGAGATCCGGGATACCTATGTGTCGGTCTCCTACAACGGCACGGTGAACTGGAAGATCATCTTCGACGATGTGGCTGCCCAGATGGGGGTGGCAGTGTCTTACTCCTATAATGCCGAGTTCGTGGACATCTCCAACGGCTTCAGTTTCGTGGGCCTGGCTCGGGATATTATGACGAAGGGCTGCAAGTGCTGTAATCTGTCCTGGAGCATCCAGAACGGTGTCATGCAGGTCAAGAAGCCCGGAGATGTGATGTCCCGGGAGGTCTATGTACTTTCGCCGGATACCGGCCTGCTGGGCATACCGGCCCGGGTGGTAATCACCCAGGATGAGGCCACCGGGAAGAACACCCTCGGATGGGACGTTGAGTATTTCCTGAACGGCGCAATCAACATCGACGACTATGTGAAGCTGGAATCGGAAACGGTAACCGGCTACTTCCGGGTCTACTCGCTGGAGATCTCTGGCGACAATGTATCTGGAGACTGGATTTGTAAGGCAAGACTGCTGGAGGTGAGCGGGTAATGATGCAGGAATTTGTCCAGGAGGTCACTGATACCGTCAAGGATACCCTGAAGGGCGTCCACACGGCGATTCCCGGCTCCATAGTATCGTTTGACCCTGGGACTGGCCTCGCCACGGTGCTGCCCACCATGAAGTTCAAGAAACCGGACGGCACCACAGTTGATTTTCCCCAGGTCACCGGAGTCCCCGTTGTGTTCCCGCAGTCTATGGGGCAGCAGGCCACCATCGCCTACCCGGTGAAGGCCGGGGATGGCTGCCTCATCATCGTGGCCGAGCAGAGCATAGACTACTGGCTCTACGGCCAGGAGACCGATACCGACCTCGACTTCGATCTAACCAACTCTATCTGCATCCCGGGTCTATTCGCAAAGGCCAACCCCGTCATGGCGGAAGCCTGCAACGGGAACGCCGTGGTGGTAAATGTGAAGGGCACGAAGGTCACTGTCAAGGGCGGCTCCGTCCAGGTAGACGCTGGAACGATAACGCTCAACGGCAATGTAACCGTGAGTGGGAACTTCACCACGCAGGGCGGCGTGGTCAATCTGAACTGATGGGAGGGCGGCAGTATGGCCCAGGCGGCAAGGCTTGGAGACGCCGTAACCGGCACAACGGCTGGAGAGCACTCCGGCCATGTCCCTCCGCACCCCCCGGAGACCTTTTCTGGGGAGATCAGCGGTGGGTGCTCAGGCGATGTATTCATAAACGGAATACCGGCCGCTGTTGCAGGGAGCACGACTACCGAGCGTGATGGCTGCTGCGGCAGCTCCCGGGGAAGTGTGGCAGTGGGAAGCGGCAGCGTTTTCATCAACGGGAAGCCGGCGGCCCGCCGGGGCGACGCTCTGGCTCCGCACAGCGGGTCCGGCCAGATCAGCGCCGGCAGCGGCGATGTGAACATAGGCGGATAAGGCCGCCAGGGCCTTTTACAGCGTTTCTCAGGGGATTCCCTGGTGGCGATAAAACTACACCAAAAGGATGGAAGGTCGTTTCCTGCGGCCGTTCAGTTGATTTCACGGCAAGTTTTCGGAGGGAGGTATCAATTTGGTAGACATCAAGCTCAATCGAGATGGCGACATAGATGTGTCGGCCATCGGAGATATTTCCCTGACGGAGAGCGTGAGGCAAGCGGTCCTGATTCGGCTGCGCTGGATCTACGATGAATGGAGGCTCGGGCCTGAACTTGGCTTCCCTTGGTTTGAAGAGGTGTTCGTGAAGAACCCGAACACCGTGAAGATCAGGTCGCTTATCCGAGACGAAATCATGCAGGTGGAAGGGGTGACCGCTGCCGAGGTCACCTCGGTCAACTATGACCGGACAAAGCGGGCAGCCTCCTTCGTCTTTACCTGCTCAGTTGGAGAAGCCGCATATAGGGAGGAGGTGACGCTGTATGAATGAATATGGGCTGACCCCGAACGGGCCGAACATCAAACGGCTGGACGTGATCTTGGATGAGATGCACACGGACCTGTCGAAGCGGTGGGGTGTGAATACCCGGCAAAACCCGGAGTCATTCATCAATCACCTGCTAACCGATGTGGCCGACCAGATTGCCCAGCTCTGGGAACTGGGGGAGGATGTGTACCACTCGCAGTATCCGTCCTCTGCTGAGGGACGGAGCCTCGATAACGCAGCGCAGTACGGCGGCTCCACCAGAGAAGCGGCGGCAAAGTCGTATTACCCCATCCATTGCACCGGGCGAGACGGGACGAAACTGGCCGCCGGGACCATGATTTCATCGACCATGAACCCCACTACGCAACTCACCATCACTGATACCCGGGAGATTACCCGGAGCGCCTTCAATAAGGCGGCCATCAAAATATCCTCCCTGGGCACAGGGGATGTCTACACCGTTGCCATCAATGGGGCGGTGTATTCTTATGCCCCGACGGACCCTGGCACTGTGGCGATCCTGAAAGGGATGGCAGAGGCCATCAAGGATGAAGACTTTACAGTCACCGTAGATGAGGAGAATGAGCTACTGCGGATCGAGGCCAAGGACATCACCTCGACCAATGTGCTGGTCCTGTCGGAGAACCTGACCACGGATACCGTTACGACCATCATCACGTTCGGAACCGTTGAGACCGGCGACATCCTGCTCCCGGAGGGTGTCATTACGAATATCGTGAAGGCGGACGCCGGCCTCCTGAGCGTGGCGAACCTGTGTACCTATATCGCTGGCCGGGATGAGGAAACCGATACGGAGTTCCGGCAGTCCTACGCCGACAAGATATTCAATCGGTCCTCCATGATGTTAGAGAGCATCCGGTCTGCCATCCTGAACAATGTGCAGGGCGTGACCAGTGTGGCCCCGTATGAGAACCCTACCCATGAGTGGGATGAGTACGGGCGGCCGCCGCACAGTATCGAGATCGTTGTGGACGGTGGAGATTCCACAGAAATTGCCCAGCAAATCCTCCAGAAAAAGGCTGGTGGCATCAATACCTACGGAGATACCTCCGTTGTTCTGGCCGGGGCCTACGATGAGGATATTACAATCCGGTTTTCCCGACCGACGACCATCTACACCTGGTTCCACCTGGGCATCACGCTCAGTAAGACTGAGGCCATCCCGCCGAACTATGTGGATCTGCTGCGGGAGGTTGTTCTGGAGAATATGACTGCCCTGGAGGCTGGGGCGGATGTGGTCCCCCAGCAGTTCATGTCTGAACTCTACAAAGCCTGCTCCGGCATCAGTTACATCGACATCAAGCTCTTCACAACGGCAGACGCCGGGGCGGAGCCTCCGGACTATCCTGTCCGAAGCGCCGTGATTACGGCCCGCCAGAGAGCCTACACTTCGGAAGATATGATCGAGGTGGATATTGATGGCTGACTTTGTATCCGCCCTGAAGGCCGACCTGGTCGAACAGTTCCGGGGCAAAGAGAACATCGAGGGCTTGGTGGAAATCATCGGCATCCAGCTTCAGGCTGTCTATGACTTCTACGAACAGCTCCGAAATGAACGGGATGTCTATACCGCCGTGGGCAAGCAGCTTGACGGTGTGGGTGACATTGCTGTGATGACCCGAAAAGAAGCCGGGCAGCTCGCCGGGAAGCCAATCCCATTTGAAGTCATTGACGATGATACCTACCGGCAATACCTCATCTACAAGATCCTGAAGAATACCTGTGACTGCACCTATCCCGACATCATCAAGGCGTTCCGAATGTTCTGGGACCGCCCCCTGTACTACACCGAGGACCCAGATGAGCCGGCCACCATGATCTTCGATACCGGTGACCTCCCGGGAAACGTGGATACTACGCCACTGTTCAAGACTCCGCTCATCCGGGCGGCCGGCATCACCCTGCGGTTGATTGCCCGGACTACGGTGGAGATGGAGACCGCATGGCTTCGCATCAGAAGCGGCCTCGGGTACGCTGTAACGGTGACCACATTGCCTGCATTGGAGAGGCAGATTGACTACGGGGTCAGGGTGCGGGTTGGCTCCGGCATCCAGACTATTACGGAGGACACGCTTCCTGGAATTGAGCGTGATTATAAGCTGCACCACAAAATCAGGCTTGGAACGAACTTCCAGAGTGTGGGCCAGGATGATCTCCCGCTCCTTGAGCGGGGGATTTCTTATGCCGCCAAGCTCGATTCCGGCAGCGCAGTCCACAGCATCATGGAGACGCCCATCAACGGCATTTCAATCCAGGAATAATGCCCCAAAACGATAAGAAGGAGGAACTTCGCAAATGAGTTACTACGGCGGAACGATCACAGTAAAAGGCCGTGACCTCATCACCAGCCTGATCGCCGGGGAAACGATTGAGTTCACCCGCATCGTTGTTGGCTCCGGGGAAATGCCCGAAGGCGTGGAGCCCATCGACATGGTGGTCATCAACCTCTATCCCTTCCGCCAGACGATCGAGAAGCCGGGCGTGACGTTTGAAGAGGC